ACTGCGAGCAAGTATTTGCTGAAGGGTAGCGGCGTTTATTTGCAGGGAAGTTTGGAGACACGGAAGTACCAGGACAGCCGGGGGATTGAACGGTGGGCAACGGAGGTTGTGCTACGAAACTTTAGATCTGAGTTAACGTTATTAGATCCACCTCCTTCTAAGCAAATTGCAAGTGAGCCGTTGGTTGCTGCTACGGGCAGTTGGGCGAGCAAGGAGGCAGATGATGCCATCTCGTTCTAGGGGCAAGACTTCTCAGAGCGTACCCAAAAGTGCGCGTTTTGCGATGGGTGAGATTAATCGGCGCATTCGTGGCAGTCGGATGATTTACGAGAACCGTGATGAGTTGGCTGCGGAGTTATTGAGTTTGGGTACGAGTACGATCACGGACATTGTGGATATTACGTCTGAGGGCGTGACGTTGAAGGACATTGATACGATTGATCCGGCGGCGTTACGGGCGGTGAAGCGTGTTCGGATTTCGCCAACGCGGCATGGCAATGTGATTGACGTTGAGATGATTGACAAGGTTCGGGTGTTACAGATGTTGGCGAAATCTGCGGGTTTAATGGATCAGGAAAAAGAGGCTGATAAGCCGTCAGTTGTGAGCATTGAGATGGTGATGCCAAAGGAGGATAAAAAGTGACAAGGGTTGTTCATAGATCAAAGAAAACAAAGTATATGGTTAAGGTTTTAATTCGTAAAGAAATTATACAGCATGTTGTGCTTGCGGATTCAGACGAGGATATACATGAGCGCATTGATTGTGCTTATGCGGGTCAGGGGATTGTTTACAGTATAGATCGGCAAAGATGTGACCTAAGAACTTCGTCTGGTTACAACGCCCCGAAGCGCAATACGAGCTATGAGCCGTTTATTTGGAATGAGTGATCATTTTTTTGGAGGAAAATAACAATGTTACATCAAGTTGCTTACAGCGCAAAAGAACTATCAGCGATGGGCGTAGGCTCAGAGAGCCATGTCCGCAGAATGATGAAGTCTGGTGAAATACCAGTGGTCAAGCTTGGACATAGAGAGTTAATCCCCTCTTGGTGGGTTAAAGATAATTTTGTGAAGCCTGATGAGTGATCATCCGACAAACATGAAGCTAGATTTTAGTGGATCTCCGACTGTTGCTCGGTTTTTTCGCAGCAAGGGATTTGTGCGCGGGATTATGGGGCCAGTTGGATCTGGGAAGAGCTATGCGTGTTGCGCTGAGATTTGGCGCCGTGCGGTACAGCAAAAGCCTTCGCCTCGGGATGGTATTAAGTACAGCCGCTTTGCGATTGTTCGCAATACCAATCCTATGTTGCGCACGACTACTCTTAAGACTTGGTTGGAATTAATGCCTGAAAATGTTTGGGGTTCAGTAAAGTATTCACCTCCTATTTGTCATCACATAAAGCTGCCTCCGCGAGATGGTGCGGCTGGCATTGATTTGGAGGTTATTTTCTTAGCATTGGATGATCCTAAGGACGTGCGAAAACTCTTGAGTTTAGAGCTTACGGGCGCCTGGGTGAATGAGTGCCGGGAGCTTCCCAAGGCGGTGATTGATGGCTTAACGCATCGTGTGGGGCGTTTTCCGACCCGGGCTGATGGTGGGCCTACTTGGCACGGCGTGATTATGGATACCAACAGTATGGATGATGATCACTGGTATTATCGTTTGGCTGAGAAAGAGAGGCCCAGGGGCAAGTATGCTTGGGAGTTTTTTAAGCAACCTGGAGGTGTTATTGAGGTGCCGCTCGACAAGGTGCCAAAGGACATGCCGGAGGCGCAGGGGTTAACGCATCAAGCTGGTCGTTGGTGGAAAACAAACAGCAAGGCTGAGAATTTAGGAAATTTACCAACGGGTTATTACGACCAGCTTTTAGGCGGTAAGAATTTGGACTGGATACAGTGTTATGGTGAAGGCAAGTATACGTTTGTTCAGGAGGGCAGACCTGTTTGGCCGGAGTACAATGATGAGTTGATGGTGAAAGATTTGGAGTATGATCCTAATGTTCCTTTGCAGATTGGTTTGGACTTTGGTTTAACCCCGGCTGCGATCTTTGGTCAGAAGATGGGCAATGGACGCTGGCATATTTTGCATGAGTTGGTGACGTTTGACATGGGGTTAAATAGGTTTGCTGACATGCTCAAGAGCGAGTTGAATGCTCGATTTCCTAAAGCAGAAGCGATGATTTGGGGTGATCCGGCGGGTATGCAAAGGGATCAGATATTTGAAACCACGGCTTTTGATCATTTAAAAACTTTGGGCATGTTGGCGCGTCCTACGGCAACGAATGATTTTAGAACGCGGCGCGAGGCTATGGCGATTCCTATGGGGCGTTTGATAGACGGCAAGCCGGGATTTATGATTGATCGTAAGGTGATGCGGTTGCGCAAGGCTTTGGCGGGTGGATATCACTTTAAACGTGTAAGCATTGGCAGTGGTGTTGAGCGGTTTCGCGACGTGCCGAATAAGAACGAGCATAGCCACGTTGGGGATGCGGCGGGTTATTGTTTGTTGGGTTCTGAGCATAGGATAATGACCAAAAGCCCTCGGCCTATGGGGAGTCGGCCTACTCAAGCCAAGGTTTTAGACTTTGATGTTTTCGGCTGATGAGTTAAACAAGGCCATGAGGATGAAGTATCCTCAACATAAGATTGTTTCTTGGTCACCTATTCACGATAGGTTGATTGAGATGAATGATTTTGATCTTCGTATTCGTCGTAGTTTTCCTGAATTTCAGCAAACATTTTTACAATATGCGGAGGTGGGCACGTCTTTTACGGGCATTGGTGATGGTAGAATTTATGCTATGTTTGGGGCTTACGAATATTGGCCTGGCGTTAGCGAAGCTTGGTTGATTCCGAGCAAAGATTTAAGCAGTAAGACAATTAGTTTTCACCGCGCTGCTTTGAGGTTCTTTGATCTTTATTGCCAAAAAACACGAACGAAACGACTACAAGTCACCGTACATGCGCTAAACGTTCACGCTGTAGAGTGGATTAAAAGATGTTACTTTGAGCATGAGGGTACGTTGCGTTGCTACGGACCTGATGGCAGTGACTATGAAATGTTTGCAAGGATAAGCACATGAGTGGACTTTTTGGTCGAAGATCGAAACCCAAACCCGTAGACCCTCAGGTGAATAGAAACCTAGAGGAACAAGAGCGACAAGCCGAGCGGGATAGAATTTCAGAAGGCAAAAAAGTTCAAGCTCGAATAGCTGCCCGTGGCGGTGGATCTCGTTCTGCGCGATCTCAGCTTATGACTTCTGGCGCTGGAATGATGGGTCGAGAGACTGCGGGGTCTGGATTGCAAACCACTTTAGGTCGTAATCCACGGAGCGGCTAATGAAAGTTTATCGGCGCAATCCAAAATTTACGGAGACTGATGATGTACGGAGCCAAAGGCGCAAAGCCCAGCAAGAAGAAGTCAATGAAGAGCCTGCGCAAGAAGATGGCGACTAAGTATGGTAAAAAAGGCGTTTCAAAATCCTGAGGGTGGGCTGAACAAAAAAGGGCGTGAACACTTCAAAAAAAAGGATGGGAGCAACTTACGCCCTCCAGTCAAGGGAACGCCTCCCGCTGGTTCAAAAAGTTTAGCCAGAAAAGTTTCTTTTGGCGCACGTTGGTCAGGTATGAAAGGCGCAATGAAGGATGAAAAGGGTCGACCAACAAGATATGCGCTAGCTGGTAGGGCGTGGGGATTTCCTTCACGAGAAGCGGCCCGAAATTTTGTAGAAAAACATAAGAAAACGTAATGGCAAAAAAGTTTCAAAAAGATTCAATGAATAAAATGGTGGGCAAAAAAGCCGATCAGATTATGAAAGAGGGCAAAGCTAAGAACAAGAAACAAGCTTTTGCTATTGCTTATGCGATGCTCGGGAAGAAGAAATCTTAATGGCTCTTAGTACTGAACAAATTAAGAAACGCTATAAAAAAGCGGAGGCTCATAAGCAACAGTGGCGTTCAATTTATGAGGAGGCCTACGAGTACGCGCTGCCCATGAGAAACCTTTACGATGGTTATTACGAGGCAAATACGCCTGGTCAGAATAAAATGAAGCGTGTGTTTGACTCCACAGCTATCCACAGCACGGCACGATTTGCCAACCGTATTCAGTCTAGTTTGTTTCCCCCGCAACGGGCTTGGTGTCGCCTTGAGCCAGGTAATGAGATTCCTGAAGAACAAAAGATCCCGGCGCAGCAAGCCTTAGATTTCTATGCTGAAAAGATGTTTGGGGTTATGGCTCAAAGTGGGTT